TTTAGATGAGACTACTGGAAATTATTTAAGAATACAGGGAGTTACATTTACTCAGCAATCTAACGGAGAGTTAACTGTAGATGATTATTATTCTAAAAATAGTTCTATGTCTGACCCAACTATAGAAGGAACAAATGTTGTTATTTCTCCATTTAAAATTGCAAAAGATTACGAAGACATTAAGTTAAGTAGAATGACGTATGGTAAAAAAGATTTTTCTATAACTAGTCCATATATTCAAACACAAGATCAAGCAAATAATTTAATGAAATGGTTACTTTCTAAAATTATAAAACCAAGAAAAGCATTAGGCCTTAAAATTTTTTCAAATCCTACAGTTCAATTAGGCGATATTGTTTCTGTTCAATATAAAAAAGATGACATAGAAAAAATTACCAATAATAGATATGTAGTTTACTATATCGAATATTCGAAAGATCAGCAGGGTCCAGACATGACAGTATATTTAAGTGAGGTAAGATAATGGCAGTCAATTCAACACCACAACTTCCCGCCAACTCTCCTTCACCAACCCCAAAGCCTCCTGCAGTTAAAATTGCAACTCCAGATTTAATTATATTACCTGCTGAAACAGTTCCTGTAGAAATTATGACTGACCTCATATTTGAAGATATAGGAGGACAAGAGTTAATCAATATAGCAAGAACTGATTTAGTTAATGGAGAAAATGTTGTATATAGTCCAATTAAAAATTTAAGTGCTATATTTTTTCAATATAATCCACAGAATGTTCTGGCACTACAAAAAACATCAGATTCATATTTTAAAAATTTTCCTATTAAACTTGGAGATAAGATTCCAGAATGTGGCACTGGCTATACCCTTGACGAAACCGATCCAACCAAAGAAATACCAAACTGCAAGATAGTTTATGCAGATCCAATAACTGGTGACTTAGTAATAAATGTTATAAATATGAATAAGGAAGAGCAGGTAGAAGTTCAAATTCTTCAGCAAGGAATTATTCTTAGTGATACAATATACGGGGTGGAATAACTATGATAACTAACAGTGGAAAAAATATAATTGCAAAATACCTTGTAGGACAGTCACCTGCCTATGCTTCCTATATTGCAGTAGGCTGTGGCGCTAAACCATTAGACCCAGATCCAGAGGTTGAGTTTGGAGATTATACTAATAAAACTAATTTAGATTTTGAAATGTTTCGTGTACCAATAACATCTAGAGGATATATAAAAGACGAGAACGGTATTGCAAAAGTTGTTTTAACAGCAGAACTTCCAACAGAAGAAAGATATGAGATTTCTGAAATTGGTGTTTATTCTGCTGGAACAAATCCTACTGCTGGTGCATATGACAGCAAAACTTTATTTTCGTTTTCAGAATCTGAAAACTGGAAGTATGATAATCAGACAGCACTTAGCCAAAAATATGAACCGTTAGATACTACAGGTTCAAGTGGAGAAATACATGTTAAAAGTAATGGTTCTGATTTGCTTGCTTTTTCAACAAATGCAAACAATAGAATTTTTACAAATCCAGAAAGGGTTGCTCGTTATGAAAAATGTAGATTTTTAAATAATATAATTATTACAAATGGTGCAATGTCCGATATATCTACAGAAATGGTGGACGGTATAAAAAGACTTAAAGTTAATTCTGGAAGCCATTATGTTGGTTTAACTGGAACATCTTTAAACTTAAGTAAGAATGCACCAACTGATGAAATAAGATTAGCATTTTCTGTTGTAAATAAAAATGCAAATAATGTTTCGCCAATTAATCCAGATAAGGTTTATATATTAATTGAATTTTCTGATACAGATGTTTATGGTGATGGGCAATGGGCTAGATTTGAAACCATACTTGAAAACTACGATTTTTCTACAAATAGGTATATAGTTTCAACCAAACAACTTCAAGATTTAAGAAAAAATAATACTGGTTTTAGTTGGGATTCAGTAACTACAGTTAAGATTTATACAACAGTAATTAAAGATAACGCAGTATCTGATGATTTTTATGTTTGTTTTGACGCATTAAGGCTAGAAAATGTTACTTCAGTAAATCCACTATATGGTTTGGTTGGGTATTCAGTAATTAAAAATACAGACGCTAAAACAATTACTAAAGAATCAAACACAACAAGTTATATAGAATTTAGGTTTGGGATGAATATAAATAATGGCTGATCAAGGTATTAAAAAAGTAATCATTCCAAGATCTTCATTGCCTCCCGCAGGTAAAAATGGAGAGTATTTAGTAAGATATAGAATAGCATCACAAGATAAAAATAGATATTCTCATTGGTCTCCAATACATAAGATTACAGGAAAAACAATAGACTTGGTAAATGGAAGATTAGAAAAAATAAATTCAATAATTATGGTTGCCTGGGATGCAGTAGCAAATATATCTTCTTATGATATATTTGTTAAGTATAATACTCAATCTGATTACTCATATCACGGTTCTACTTCTTCTAACAATTATTCTATTATAAGTCAAAGTGGTGAAAGTATACAGGTTGCCGTACAAATAGGCGGTATCTTTAAAGAAAGAAGAGAAAGCAATACAATCTATACTGGAACTTTAAGTTTGGTATAATTATACAGGAGGAAACATGGCAAAAATACCATTACCAGAACGAGGGCAACCCTTAGATGTAAATTATATATATCAGTTAGCAAATGCTGTTAATGATGTAAGTAGTCAAATATCTCCATCATCATCTAAATATGTAACAATAGAGACTCCTGGAGAAGGTCCTAGATCGGCAAAAACATCAGAAACTAGAATCATAGCAGTTGAAAGAATTGTTGTTACAAACTCATCAAAAAATATTGGAGACGAAGAGCCTTTTGAATATGCATTTCCAGCAGAATTTAAATTTAAGCCAATTGCAATTGCAACTCCAGTTAATATAGGTCAAACAAACGCAGGTGAAAATGTCAGCGTAGTACTAAAGAGTGTTGGAACTTCAAGAGTAGAAGGGTTGGTTCGTTTTAATGAAACTGGTAATCTTTCTGTATCTGTTAACATCTTGGTTATTGGCATTCCTCTTTAATGATAAAGTGCAAAAAATGTTCAAAAAAAATGATAATAGACAGAGTCTACAACTCAATATCTCATATAGAGATATATTGTTTGTTATGTGGATCAAGAAGGTTTTTTCATCCGCCGTCTGATTCGGAGGAAGGTAGATGGCTACTAAAAAAGGAAACAGAACGAGCGAAGAATACAATGTCGCTCCTATAATACCTGGAAATAAAAAAGTTTGGTTTTTAAATAAAGACCTTGTAAGAATTGTGCATTATAACAGATCAAATGGCATTATGTCAATTTATAATATTAATAAAGATAGATTAGAAAGTTGTTTAATAAATGATTTTAAAACTAAAAGAGAACGAGCATATACTGTAGGAGAAACTGCTGATCTTGTTAATCGTCATAAAAAATATATGCCATCATTAATGAAACGAGGAATTATTCCATTTCCAACAGGATCTCAAAAAGGTGGAGCAAGAGGATGGCAAGTTAGATCATATTATTCTGAATCGCAAGTAAAAGAGATTCGTGATATACTGGCTACATACCATATTGGTAGACCAAGGAAAGATAATTTAATAACAAACGATATTACTCCTACAAAGGCTGAGTTGACACGCCGCATGGGAGATGGTATACTGACATATACGAAGACTGAAGATGGTAGGTTTATACCAATTTGGTCAGAATCAATTTAGCAGAAGGGTATGAAATGGAAGATACAAAAGTATCAGTAACACTTGGATATACAATTAATCTTGGGAACTTTCAGTCACTTAGATTAGATCTTGGTGTCGTAGACTCAAAGCGTGATGGAGAAAATACAGATCAGGCATTTGAGCGTGTATATAAATTCGTTGAAGATAAACTAACAGAAAAAATATCAGAAGCAAAGGTTGAACTAGAAGAAGGCAATTAATGTGACAGACAAACAGAAGCGATTTGCTCTGTTGAGTAGGTTTGATAAACATTATAAGTTTAAACTAGAACAAGAGCCACGCTATAATAAATGGGTTGAGCAGTGGTCTGCCAATGCTCTAATAGAGTCATATGGTTTAGAACTTTGCTATGAACTTTTAGAATATTATTTTGAAATTACAGAAAACCCATCATGGAGTCATTTTGCATATATAGCGCATGATATACTTGAAAGAAAACAGGAACAAGAAAAAGATTTAATTGATAGATCACAGCGTAGAAGAATGGCAAAGGAGTGGCTGAGTGAATAATACAGAGTCAAAATTAATCTCAGCCGTATTGCAAGATAAGCAGGCTCATGTTTTATTGCAGGCTAATATAGAAAATATATTAACAACTCATGTAGATGTATGGCAATTTATTAGAAAATATTATGAAAACAATTCTACAGTTCCACCAACTGACTTAGTGGTAGAAAAATTTAGAGACTTTGAGCCAGTATCTGGAGTAGGTTCTACTAAGCATCATCTTGAAGAATTACAAGCAGAATATCTTACAAATAGTTTAAAGGATATTATTAGATCTGCTGCAACTGATGTTCAGGGGGGACTTGGCGTTGAAGCACTCGAAACACTTATTGCAAAAACTGCAGAGTTAAGAAAAAATACTGCAGCAATTCGTGACATTGATGTAACTGATTTAGACTCTGCTGTTGCATATTTTGAGAATCTTAAAAAGCAACAAGAGGCAGGGGCTATTGGTATAAAAACTGGGCTTCCAGGATTTGATAATTATCTGCCTTCTGGAATCATGCCAGGGCAGTTAGGAGTCTTCCTTGCATATCCAGGCATAGGAAAGTCATGGTTGTCTCTCTATTTCGCTGTACAGGCTTGGAAACAGGGTCGTAGCCCAATGATCATAAGTCTTGAAATGTCTGAGGTCGAAGTTAGAAATCGTGTCTTTGCAATTATGGGAGAAGGTGTTTGGTCTCATCGCAAGTTAAGTGCTGGGCAAGTTGAAATGGATATGCTTAAATCTTGGCATACAAAACATGTGCAGGGTAAACCAGAATTCCATATTATTTCAAATGACACAGGCGGAGATATTACACCATTAGTGTTGCGTGGAAAGATCGATCAATACAAGCCAGACTTTGTTATTGTTGATTATTTACAACTAATGAGTCCAAATAGTAAATCTGATAATGAAACTATTAGAATGAAAAACCTTTCTCGTGAATTAAAATTAATGGCTATTGCAGAAGAGGTCCCTATTATTGCTATATCATCTGCTACCCCTGATGATGTAACTAAACTTGAAACCGTACCAACGCTTGGTCAAACAGCATGGTCACGTCAAATTGCTTATGATGCTGACTGGGTATTGGCTCTTGGGCGAGGGACAAACAGCGATATTATTGAATGCGTATTTAGAAAGAATCGTAACGGTTTTATGGGAGAATTCTTAGTTCAGGCTGATTTTGACAAGGGATATTACAGGTATAAGGATTATGAAGATAAGTCAGTATAATATGCTCCATGGAGATATTTCAGCACAAGCCTATAAAA